ACCCCAAATGCCTTGTTCGATCAAGAGCTGCTTGACTCGCCATAGTTCAGCAGGCCGACGAACTACCACCGTCTTCGCGTTGATTGCATCTGCTGCTTGTTGGTCGCTTAGCGATGCGTACTGTGGTTTAGAAAGTTCTTCTGCGAGGGGACTCATGGTTCACCTTGGATTTTACTTAATTTCCTGGGATATGATTATCTGACTGGACGCTGAATGACTTTAAAAGTCACACCAGCAGATTCAGAAGATCCAGATACTACCTTAAGGTCTTGCACACCTAGCATAACATCAGGATTTAAAGCTACATAACGATTAGCAGCAACGGTTAATGTATATACGCTACTACCGTTATAGAGTGGTTGGTAAGTGGTTTCACCTTGAACAAGAACTTCAAAGGTGATTGCTGTTCCTGACATAGCAGCAGGAGTGAGGACAGCTACAGGGATGCAATTTGGGCCTGTTTGTACTGCGTCAGTCTTGGTTCCACCACCCGCAGGAATCGCTGCACTTAACACACCAAACTTAGTCGCTGACATCAAATATATTCCTGATATATGAGGGGTGAATTAGGGAATAAAAAAGAACAGAGATAAGGAGCAAAACACTACCTCATACCAGTTTCCCAGTTCGAGGTAGTGTAGGGTTCTCCCCCGCCCCATACACACAAGGATTAGTAGTTGGCTACCTTGGCGTAGTAGATGGAGTATGGTTCGTAAAGAATTGGCAAGAAGTTATCAACTTGCTTGATCGCACGACCAGGAGGATCAATAACTGGAGTGCTCCAAGCATTGAATCCATAAACTCCACGCATATCGGAAGTAACATTCTCACGAACGTATTCCGAACCTTCCATCTGACCACACCACTCTGAAGGATCAGGAGTGATGATAACGTGATCGTCTGGAATGAAGTATTCAAAGTTCGATGCGTTGATCTGGCTATCGAAGTCTTCTGCCGTACCAGCCTTAACCAAACCACCGTTGTAAACGTGGAATCGATAAAGAGGCAAAGCACCAAACATGATGTCGTAACCAGTGTCAGGGAATCGACTGTTAGGGTCGATTTCACGACGAGTCAACGATTCAAAGATACGAATCGAGCTACCTGTTACAGTCGCAAGCTGACTGTTTTCAAACAGGTACTTAGCAGTCGTACCGTTGAGCCAGATGTGACGAGGTGGACGACCATTGACGCGAGAAGCATACTTCTCAAGTTCCATCAACTGATTGATGATGTCCGTTGAGGAAGTTGCCCAAGAAGCACCAATGATACCACCCAACTGATTGAGGTGAGCAGCAGGTAGACCGTAGTCAACGTCCCAAAGAACGCCACCAGCACCCTTCTCAACCAACTGGAGTTCATCACCAACTGGTTTAACACCGAAACCACCACGGAACAAACGTGACCACATAAATTCGCGGGCATTACGGAATACTTGCGAGAAGTATCCAAGTTGCTGACGAACATATGCCTGTCCGTTTGAATCCACTGCACCTACAGGGCCACCTGCTGGACGATATCGCATCAGGTCTTCATCAGCGATAAACATCTTTTCATGCAATCGAACCATCTGGGCAGTACGATTGCCGTATGGTTTACGAGTACGCATCGAAGGCCCAGTACGTGGCGAACGAACCGTAGCAACGCTACGAGTGCTGTGGAACAAGTCCCACGAAGCAGTACGACCTTGAACACGGTCGTTCATACCAGAAGGCCCATAGAAACGCTGGAACAAGCTACCAGGAGTGTCGATCTGGCTGATAATGCCAGTAATGACTGGACTCTGGAAGAGTTCTTCGCGTGTTACATAAGGAACACCCATTGTCAAATTCTCTCTATCAAAAATTAGGAATGTTAACTAGAAACTGTTACACAGATCAGGTTGCAATGGTTGGGGTCTGAGTTTCAGCACCCAAGTGAACCAGAGTCAACCAACCCGTACCGTCACCGATCACTTCGATCATAGCACCAATCTTCTCAGAAGCAGTGCTGAATGCAATCGAGTCAGCAGCAGCATCGTTGAAGACAACCATCGTGTCAGCAGTACCAGCGGTAACTGTGACGTTCTGATCGGCAACTACGAAGAAACCGTATCGAAGTCCCTTACGAGCGTTAGTTGGTAGAGTGAAGTTCACTGCACCTGCTGCACCTCGGTTGGTGAAAAGCGTATCCACATCTGCTGTGGTAACAGTGTAGTTAGCAGTCTTCGCAACAACATCTTTCCAAGTGCCGTTACGAACACCAGTAAAGTCGTTGTATAAAGTAACGCGAGGCCACAGTTGGCTACGGATAGCCCACTCGTTTGCATTGCCAGAGATACCAAGGTTGGTTTCACCTGGAATGATGAGTTTGGCAGGATCGACATAACCACCAACCAAAACCATACCGACTAGACGATCTACGTTGGAAGTTCCGTAGACAGTGCTAACCATTGGGCCTAACACACCGTAGATTCGTTCCGAACCATCGGTTGCGGTTGGATCCCACTGCTTCAGTTTGCCAGTGGAAGTTACTTTACCCAGAAGTAGACCAGAACGAAGACGAGCAGTACCGTTGGTATTACCCGTATCGACTGCTGTGGAAACAACTACACCGTAATCCCAGATTTGGTTTTCATAACGACCAATCCAGAATTGGTTTTCAGTTGTCTCCATAACATCACGAAGACCAGGAACTAAGTTAGCTCCCTGAAAAGTAATCATAACTATCCCTCAAAATAAAAAATTGTTGATGAAGTATTAAAAACAAGTCTGATTAGTAATTAGTTACTTTCAGAACTTGGTTGATAAGAGCATCTACCCTTTCCTGATCCATCACAGCACCAGCTAAAGGATTTGCTTCACGAACCGTACCTGCTGGGGTACGTCCCATGAACTCAGCGGTATCCACTGAAGTTCCCGTAGCTTCCTGGATAGAAGGGAGAGCCTCCAATGCCCGAAGCGTCAAATCCAAATGGTTTTCCTTGGGTTTACCATTCTCAAACGACATTTGGACGCTATTTGCCAGAGGCATCAGGTGTTCGTCAGCATATTGCTGAGATACTCGTTTGCTGGATACCAGTGATTTGATTCTTTCCTGATATCGATCTCGATATACCACATTGAGTTGAAGACTCATTGCTTCTGCTGCTGACTTATACTGGTCAACTTCAGATGGGGTATCTTTCAAATCTTCTGGAGTAAAAGGAGCATTGGTCTCTGGGTTAGTCAAGTTAGCCGCAAGAATTGCTTCAACTTGCTTGGGAGTAAGGCTCATCATAATAGGGTAAGTCTCCACTTTTCCATTATTAGGTTTTTTGGTCAAAGCACCACCATCGCTATTATTATTCATAAGAGCGACCGTTAAACGATCCATAAAGTTATCGCTAGTGGTGTCTGATGGTAGCGATATACCTCTGTCTGCTAAAAGGGTCAATACTTGAGATACGTTAGTAGTCATTTTACGACTCATAGCGATAACCTCATAATCTTCTGGAAGAGGAAGAAAATTAGTTTGATCTGGTTCTACAGGATCAACTGGAAGGGCTACATGCACCATAGCATGTTCACCCCATTCTCTTCCTTTACCATCAGTAAATCCTGGTAAAAGACCAATACTGGTATCTTTAACAGTACGAGAAACCTTATAAGCAGGTGAATCAGGTTGGTCTTCTGATCCAGGTGCTTCTAGGATACCGTATAGACTTAAAGTTCCATGCTCATTCTTACGAACATAGAACTTTTCCCAGAAACCAGCATTCTTGGTTGGATCAACAGATTCTACTGCTTCTTCCAGAGGTGTCACGAATTTACCATCATTAACATGCTTAAATGGTGCAGGAATTTTTACTCCTGCTTTAACCATTCGTGATGCAGTTTGAGAATACTTTTTAATATCCTCAGCATTAATGGTTTTATTTTTCGATCCTGAAGGTGTACTTACACTATAAGTACCTTCAGTAAGGATTTCCTTTACAAACTTCACTTATCACCCCCTAACGCTTTAAGAACAGATAATTGTTCTTTGATATTGTTTCTATCGTCCTCACATACCTTTAATTTCTTTTCGGTTTCTTTGTGGATATGCTCAACCCTTCTCCAAAGAATACCTACTGCTGAAGCAAGACCTGTGAGAACAATACTGATAGGATCCATGACATACCTTTCTACAATAAGATTCCTGTTGGTTGAGGATCAAAGTAGAAGGTATCAGCATCAAGAGCGTAGCCCATTAAAGTGACATAATTAGTAGATACTAAGTCACCTTCATTAGCCATTTTCCCTGCTGTAGCAGAAAGAACATAATAACGTCCTTTGCTAACTACAGAACCAACATCGACCGTACTTGCCGGATCTGCTGCCGCAATATACTGGTTAATAGCACCATCAGATAGTGCCATTTTGATTCTGTTGGGGGATGAGTTTCCTGCTTTTTCAGCAGTAGTAGCAATGGATCGACTACCTGTAGAAGTTGGAATTACGTTTGCTGCTGTAATAGTTACAGTTGCCATTTATGCGATACCTCCTGGGCTAGGAAACTAAGAATAAACTAAAAAGATGTCAACGGAAGGAGAAAGGGATAAAGGTTGGGCCTTCCAGCACTCTCATACCTTCCTGGGAAGAATCTGTATCTCTATCGTCGCCTGCTTCCCATATAATATCATTAGCAGCATCCGATAAAGTATCAACAATATCATCTTTACCAGACCCATCTCCCGTCCAGTTAAAGACTTCTGTTTCTGCTGCATGTAGCCAAGTTGCATACTGTGGGAACCAAATTCTTCCCAGTTCCATCTTCACCTGGGCTGTAGTTGAGTTGATTACCTTGTCAGCATGTTTGTTGATAGGTCGAACATTAACCTTATAGACTTGGCAATACTGAAAAACACCCTTACCAGCACCATTAGCCTCAATTTTCACATAATGAGGTCGCCATTTAGCGTTCATTAGCTGGATCCTACGGACTACTTCAGGTATTTCATCCTGGAAACGATCCATATCTAGCCAGAGCAGGTGGAAATCCTGGGTAAGACCCCAAACAGAGATGACGGTATAGGATGGATCACCACCTTTAGTAGCTTCTGCCATACCACTACGGAGAGAAGCAGCAGGGTCTACGGTGATGAAGATTCTTTGGAGGTCGGTATAAGGTATAGATCTTCCGACTCCATCTTTTCCAAGAACAAAGTAATCTCCCCGTTTAGAGTAATACCTTGCCCAGGATCGTTTGAATCGGGAATCAGGGTTAACTGCCCAATTACCGTGTTTGAGTCTTGCCCTTTCGACAGGAGGAAGTTCATCGAGTGCTTTAGCGTAGGATTCCTGGTCGATGTAGGGGTTATCACGGTAGGATGCCTGGAGAAAAGGGCGATTAGGATTCTTCCCCACCCAGATGACGGAAGTATCAACTTCAGCGATATTGTATGGGTCTCGTCCGTCTGCTGGTTGGATATCGAATCTTTGCCTAACCCACTCATGCCCTACACCTCCTGGATTAGTAGCACCTCTGACTCTAAGTGGTAGTGATCTATAGACACTACACCAACCACAATTATCAATGTAGATTGGTGATCCTTTATCATCCGTCTTATGCTTAGGACATACCAGTTTTCTCAAACGGGAAAACATGTAAGTATAGTTAAACTCTTCATGCTGAGTGACTTCATCAAATCCTACAAATTGATATTCAGCAGATTGATATCGAGTATAAGCATTACTTTCACCGATATAACCGAACTGTAATCTAGCAGGATGTCCTTTCTTACCATCAGGAGTTACTGTTTCAAAATACCAGCAATGCTCATCTCCTTGCCATTTAGCATCGGTATCTGATAACCATTTAAATGACCTATCAATAAGTGCTGATGGTTGTTTAAGGTCAGTCAGTGTCTTACGGAAGATGATTGCTGCATATCCTGGGATATGTACATACTGAAGTGCGATAGCAAGTAAAGTATCAGATTTACCACCACCAGCCTGACCACCATATAATGCTTCCATGTGAGGAAGCATCATAAATGCCAATTGCTTAGAGAATGGCTTATTCTTGATATACTTGTTTATCAGTGGCAGCATGTATTATTGAGAACTTTTAAAAAATATGATCCTAGTATTAGTATCGAGTTTTAATCCGAATTCTTCTGCATATGCTTTAGCTGTATCGTGATCTCGATAAAAACTAGCATTCTTTAAATCAACAAATTTCTGTTCTCTATTACTCCAGTAATAATAACCTTTATAGTTATTGGGTGGTATGTATTCGATCAGCCAATGGTACTCTCTTGGGTCTTGTTTCATTGGTTTTCTTCCCAGAAAGTGTAGTAGTTAGTTTCGGTATATCAGTTAAACGAACAATAACAACCCACTCTCTACGATTCTTACGATGTAGAACAATAGGTATGTTATTTTCTTTTGAATCTGATATTGCCTGATCTAATGCTTTGTAAAGATTTAACTTTTCAGTTCTCTTTACTTCCATATGCACTCCTGGGATACCAACAATATCAGCAGAGTCTCCACCTTTGCCACAATACTGTTGGGAGCGATAAACTTGACCCTTATCGAGACCTAACACTTCTGTTACATGGTCTCTAGCGTCACGTTCACCACGTTTTCCTTTCTGATTACCATTCACCATATCAATTTGCCTTGTAAGCACAGGCTGATGGTTTCTCACCATGCAGTGTATCACCAGGAGTCTTTAGGAAAGCCTCAAATTCAGGCTCTAGTAAAGTACCAGCGTCATACACTTTATGATCCTTTGGATCAATGAAATAATCTTCGTAGGTGAGCTTCTTACAACCAGTACCACCTTCTTCCATCTTGGGTATGTTCATACCACCATTCTTCATCCTAACGACAACACCATTAGGTTCGATGATGGATTTATCAATTGCTTGAGAGACTTCTTTAGGCATTCCATAGAGATGTATATTCTGGATAAGTGCTAAGAAGCGTATTCTATCCTCAATACCTAACTTATGAATTCTGCATATCATCTCTGGATAAGTAACCATCGATAACTAATAGCTATAGATGGATCTACCTTACCCCCAGATGCAAATCGAACCCATGATCGAATAAATTTCTTATCTCTAGGGATGTTATATCCCT